TATGCTGCAAGGCTTCGCCGTGGGTGGGCTTACCGGCGGCGCGGTTTCCGGCTTGGTCGGTCGCGTGGGCAAGGAAGAAAAGAAACTGGCCGAAACGGACAAGGCCGCACAAACCATTGGCGACATCAACACGCTATCGACCGACAGCAAGGTGCGCCCAAGATCCACCGAGGTATTCCGGGACTTTATCAAGGGCGCAAAAGAAGAAGGCCCTGTCAATCAGGTGTATATCGACGCTGGCGCGCTAATGCAATCGGGCGTGGCAGATCAAGTTGCGGAGCTTTCACCTTCGGTTGCGGAGCAATTAAAAGTCGCGCAGGAAACCGGCGTAACCACAATGAATATCGCGATCCCAGTGGAAGAGTACGCCGCTGCAATCGCACCCACCGAATACGCGCAATCGCTTTTTGAACACCTGAAAACCGATCCCGAAGGTTTTACCGTGGCTGAGAAAAAGGAAGCCATGCAAGGCGATCGTTTGGACGAGTTGGGCAAAGAGTTCGAGAAAGCCGTAGAGCAAGACAACAAAGACAGCGAGTTCCAGCAATCAAGCGAACGCTTGCGGAAAATGCTATTAGACCAGCACAACGCGCTTGGTCATTTTCAGAACGACACTAACAAGCAATATGCCGCGCTTTGGTCGCACCGCTTTGATACGTTGGCCGAAGCGCAAGGCATCACGCCGGAAGAAGCTTATAAAAATTATGTTTCTAAGTATTCATCAGAATTTCAGCAAGGCTACGACCAAGCCAAACCGTTTGATCTGACTAAACTGGCAGAAACCGAAGGCTTTAAAACAGGCCAGCCTGTCTCGTTTGATTTTTCGCATAACACCGAAAGCGCAACGGCGCTGTTTGGCAAGCCAAAGAAAGGCGATCAATTCCAACGCGACTTAGAGCCTTCGGGACGTTACGTCGTCCAGGTGCCGGATGCGACAAAAGTTGACACCACCAACGGCAGGGAATCAGGCCAGCTAACCTTTAACAATCCGTTGGTGCTAAATGCCGAAACTTGGAAAAAAGACTTAGCAGCCCATTACAAGAAAACCGGTAAACGCTTGAGCCAGGCGCTTATTGCTGACGGGTACGACGGCGTTGTGACTGTTGATAAATACGGCACGTCTGAGATCTTGGATCTAACCACCTTCGACGAAAGCAAGGCGCTGTATCAAAGCCCGTTTGGTAGCTCTATTGAACACCGAACCCCACTAGCCGAAGGTCAAGCAACGATAGACGTTGACGGAGTGGATCGCCCAACAACCAACAGCAATGGACAACCTATTCATTGGAGCGAAGAAGGGATTCGCAATTTCTGGAAATGGTTTGGCGATTCCAAGGTCGTCGATGGTGAGGGTAAACCGATGGTGGTTTATCACGGAACTGATGCTGATTTTACAGAGTTTGATCCAGATGCGGTTAGAGTGGAAGGAAGAAGAACCGCTATTGATTCTGGTATTTCTTTATCATATTCGCCAAAATTTGCCAGTGGTTATGCTAATAAAGAAAATGGCAAAGTTATACCGGTTTATGTACAGGCCAATCATATTTGGAAAAATGATGAACAAGGTATAGAAGACGCAAAAATTGCGTTTGAAGACAAATACAATGAACCCATGCCAGATGCTATTCTTGAAAAGGTAAAAGAAGGACATTGGTCAGGCGTAGAAGGAATTTTAAAACAGCTTAAAGATTATGGTGGGTACGATGCCGTTGCAGTCAATGAAGCTGGCAAACAAAATTTAATAGTTTTCGACCCAACCCAAATCAAATCCGCCACCGGCAACAACGGAAATTTTGATCCGAACGACGCGAACATCTTGCATCAAAGCGTCCGTGACCTGATGGTCACTCACAACTTGAGCGAGAAGAATTTACTGCACGTTCAAAAAATGGGGGGCATCCCGGTTCCGTCCTTGGCCGTGACTAAAAAAGAAACGCCACTCGACGGCTTTGGTGAAATCACCTTAATGGGTTCGCCGGAAATGGCCGATCCTAAAGGGTATGCAAAAACGCAAGTTTTTGGCGCAGATATTTATTCACCGCGTTACCCAGGTGTTGAGTACCAAGTCGCACCTAAAGTAATGCAAGAAGCCCGAAAGACTTTGAAACCTGCCGAAGAAGCAACCGGTGCGCGCTTTGATTGGGACGACCTAGAAAGAAACGGCCCTAAGTATCTTGACCGATCTGCGCCTCTAATGTGGATGTTCCTTCGCGAAAAGGGAATCGAACCAATCACCGTAAAAGATTCCGTTGAACCTTTGCCTCCGGCGCTTGCGGCCTATGCAGACTTTCAAGGGTTTAAGCACGAGTTGGTAAAAGATCCTGAATTTCAAAAAGCGGCCGAAGATTGGAATCTTAGCCGACTTACCCCTCGATACGATGGCGACGCATCCGCCGCGCAAGAAGAGATTGATCTGCAAAAGGCCAACGCAATCGCTAACGATTTGGATGCGCCGGGGTTTGTCCATTCTGCGGCCACACGGATTACGGACTACCAACACCTAAAACGACGTGCAGAAACGTCGGGAGGGGTTGATCGGTATGAAACCCAGCGCGCAATGGCTTCTCAAATTGAAGGCGCCGACCTAAACACCGAGATGGAGGAATTCGCCCAAGGGTTTGTTGCATCGCTCAACCCGAAAGAAAAAATCTTCCAGGGCTTTACTAACTCAGGCAACCGTCGATACGTTGACCATACGCTTGAGAATGTCGTCAAGATCCTTAAGAAAGAACTACGCGGCGGCGAAGGGTTCAACTATGGGATTGGTAGCCTTCGCGCTAAGTTCACCCCGCAGTTTAAAACGATCGCGCAGATCCAAAAGAACAAAGATCGGTTGATGTCGTCCGCCGATTTTGAGAAGGTAAAAGAGGAAATCGATACCGAGCTATCAGAATTGTCCGAAGTTCTTGGATTGAGCGAGGATCAGACCATTGGCGTAATGGAGGATCTACCTAAGATGGGATTGCAGAAAGCGGTTCAATACTATGATCCGAATTTCCAACCCACCGACGAGCAACGACAAGCCACGGGCGAGTTTTTAACCCGCTTACAAAACTTGCCGACCGCATACTTTGAAGCAAAGATCTTGCGCGACGTAGACTTGGCCGAGTTTAATGGGGCGGTGGTTCCGAGTAGCATCAGCCAAAAAGCCCTAGACGCTTTAAAGGCGCGAGGTATTACGGATATTAAAACGTATGAAGCGGGGAATGAACAGGATCGATCCGCCAAGATTGCAGAATTTGAACACCTGTTTTTTCAAAAGCAAAACGACAAAGCGCGCGGATCTTTCAACCCCGACACTTTAACGATCTCGCTTCTAAAAGGCGCCGACCTTTCGACTTTCCTGCACGAAACCGGCCACTACTTTTTAGAGATGCAGTTCGACCTTGCAGCAAAACTTCAAGGCGAAGCCGACATCTTTGGATACGACAGCTTAAAACCTGGTGAGCGCACGATTGTTGCCGACACCCAAAAGATCCTTGACTGGTTTGGCGTACCGGATCTGCAAACCTGGTACAACATGAGTTTGGACGAAAAACGCCCACACCACGAACAGTTTGCCAGGGGCTTTGAAGCCTATTTGTTCGAAGGCAACGCGCCAAGTATTGAGCTGCAAGCCGTCTTCCAAAAGTTCCGCGATTGGTTGGTGAGAGTTTACAAATCCCTCAAAAACCTAAACGTCGAATTGACGGACGAAGTGCGCGGCGTGTTCGATCGAATGTTGGCCAGCGAAGAGCAGATCGCGTTAGCAGAACAGGCGAGAAGCATGATGCCGCTGTTCACCACCATAGACCAAGCACCAATGTCGCCGGATGAATTCCGCGACTATCAAGAGCAAGGCAAAGCGGCCACCGCTGCTGCCGTTGGGGATCTGGAATCACGCGGCCTTCGGGATATGCAATGGCTTCGCAACGCGCGCAGCAAAGCGTTAAAGGCGTTACAGAAAGAAGCCAAAGAAAAGCGCCGCGAGGTGCAGATGGATGTGCGCGCCGAAGTGATGGCTCAACCAATATATCGTGCGTGGACGCTGCTTACATCAAAGATCAACCCAGAAGATAAGCTCCCCGCAAACACCCCGCCAAAGTCTAATCCTGATTTTGTGGATCCATCTATTGATTCGCTGTTTGCGGCGATCGGTAAATTGGGCGGGGTAGATAAGGAAGAATTGTTTTCAACTTGGGGCGTTGATCCAGCTTACAAGCCCCATTCAGGGGTGTTTGGCAAACCGGTGTGGCGTAAAGACGGCGGCCGCACTATCGACGGGATGCTCGAAGCCTTAGCAGAACACGGCTACTTGCCAAAGGATCAGCACGGCAAAGCGGACACCCGCGACTTTGAAGAAGCCTTCGATCGTGAACTACGCGGCGACAAACAATACTCGGTGGAACACGATTACACTCACCTAATAGAAAACCGCGCGGGCGATCAGGTTGCTAATCCTGGTGCGCTGGCCGCCGTGCGTTTTGATTTGGGCGAACTGCTTGCCGCTGACTATCCAAAAGAAATCATCGAGTTGTTAAAAGCGCGCAAGATGGTTGCCAACAACGGGTTGCACCCTGACATCGTGGCCGGGTTAATCGAAGATGAACAAGGCAACCCGTCGTTCTCATCGGGTGATGCGTTGGTGAGAGGTTTGGCCGAAGCCGAGCCGCCAAAAGAAGCAATCGAAAACTTGACCGACGTGCGGATGCTCGAAAAATACGGCGACATCGCAACACCTGATGCGCTTGAAAAAGCGGCAGATCGCGCGATCCACAACGACGTGCGTGCGCGGGTAGTTGCAACCGAAGCCAATGCCTTGGCCAAGGCAACCGGGCAGCGCAAGGTGTTGGCTAAAGCCGCCAAAGCCTTGGCCGAGATGACGATCTCTCGCCAAAAGGTGCGAAACGTCACACCTGGGCAATACACCAACGCCGAAGCGCGCGCTGCGAAGTCTGCCGAGAAGTACCTGCGCGCAAAGGATTTGGTCAACGCGGCCGCTGAAAAGCGCAATCAATTGTTCAATCTGTACGCCGCGCGCGCGGCAATGGATGCAAAAGACAGCATCGAAAAAGGTTTGCGCTATTTGAAGAAATTCAACAGCGACATCAAGGGGATCGATGCGGATTATGCGGATCAAATCGCCGCAATCCTAAACCGCTTTGATCTTCGCAAGATCACGAACAAAGAGGTGGAACGTCGGATTGCCTTATCAAAATGGCTGGACACGCAACGCGATGCGGGATTTGAGCCGGACATTCCAGACAATATCAAGGACGAAGCGTTCTTAAAATCTTACAAGGAATTGACCGTCGAAGAGTTTCGCGGCTTGGTGGATTCTGTTAAGCAGATTGAACACCTGGGCAGACTTAAAAAAGAATTGCTGACCGCAAAGGATCGCCGCGAGTTTGAAGTCGTGCGCGATGAAATCACCGCCAGCATTGAAGAACACGCACAGGATAGAACCGCCGACACCAGAACCCCAACCACCAACCTTGGTCGGTCGTTAAAATCGATGAAAGCCTTTGCTTGGGCGCACGCGAAAGTTGGCACCTTGGCGCGAATCCTGGATGGTGGAAAAGACGGCGGCCCAGTCTGGGAGTATCTGATTCGCCCAGCCAACGAACGCGGCGACTGGGAAACCACCATGCGCGCCGAAGCCACCAAGGCGTTGTCTGAAATCATGGCCCCAGTATTTGCACTGGGCAAAATGGGCGGCAGCGGGAAGTTGTTTCCTACCGTTGGGCGTAGCTTTAACCGCGAATCCGTATTAGCCATTGCGCTAAATTCAGGCAACCAAGGCAACCTGCAACGCTTGCTAGGTGGTGAAGGGTGGACGGTTCAGCAAATCATGCCGATCCTGCAATCCTTAACCGCCGATGAATGGCGCGCGGTGCAAGCGATTTGGGATCACTTCGAGAGCTACCGCCCAGAGATCGCCGCTAAAGAGCGCCGCGTCTACGGTAAAGAGCCGAACTGGGTTGAACCCGCGCCGTTCACCATCAAGACAGCGGACGGGCAAAAGGTCAACTTGCGGGGAGGTTATTACCCAATCAAGTACGATCCGGCGGCCAGTCAAAGAGCCGAAGAGCATAACGACGCGGAAGCGGCAAAACGCCAATTGCAAGGTGCGTACACTTCCGCTACTACACGCCGCAGCTTTACCAAAAGCCGCGTTGAAAAGGTGAACGGTCGCCCGTTGCTTTACACCTTGTCGGGAATGTACTCGGGGGTGAATGATGTAATTCACGATTTGGCGTGGCACGAATGGTTGATCGATGCTAACCGCTTGCTTAGAGCTAGATCGATCGACGCTTCGATCCGAAACCATTACGGCCCCGAAGTTAAGCAACAGTTTAAAGATTGGTCGGCTGCGATCGCCGAAGGTGAGAAAGGTTTGGATCACGCAGGCGAGATCGCGCTGGCCTGGCTTCGCCAAGGGATCAGTGCATCGGGCTTAGGGTTTAACTTAATGTCAGCCATGATGCAGCCGACCGGTATTACGCAATCGATCTCGCGCGTAGGTGCTAAGTGGGTTGGTTTAGGGGTGAATAAATACCTGGCCAGTCCAATCGAAACTGCGCGCGAAGTCAACGAGCTGTCCGAGTTCATGCAAAACCGCGCGCGTACTCGCTTTAGAGAGTTGAACGAATTGCGAAACCAAGTACAGGATCAATCTAAATTTAAAGAGTTCCTTGGCCAGTACGCATACTTCTTGATGATGCGCTGTCAACAAGCCGTTGACGTGCCAACCTGGTGGGGCGCTTATCAGAAAGCACAAGCCGAAGGTTTTGATGACGAACGGGCGGTTGCTTTGGCCGATCAAGCCGTGATCGACTCGCAAGGTAGCGGGATGACAAAAGATTTGTCCGCGATTGAGAGAAGCCCAAAACTGAAATTGTTCACCGTGTTTTATTCGTACATGAATACCGCGCTAAACTTAGGCATCGACAAAACAATGTCGGCAGAAATCGGCAAACGCAAAGCAAAACTCGCGGCTGAATACGTTTTGCTCTATGTCATTCCGGCGGCGCTTGGTTTGGCGATTAAGGACGCGCTGACACCCAACGGCGATGACGACGATGATTACTTCGAGAAGTTGCCTAAGCGTTTGATCGCGGCGGAAATCGATTACCTGATGGGGTTGATGGTGGTGGTGCGTGAGTTTTCCGAAGCGGCCAAACTGGTGACGGGATCGGAAGATCACAAACAAGACTACCAAGGCCCGGCCGGTTTGCGCTTTATCGCCGACGCGATCAAGTTATCGTATCAAGTGGGCCAAGGGGATTTTGACACTGCGTTCAGGAAATCTTTCGTCAACTTGATGGGGGATGGTTTCGGATTACCCGCCGCGCAGATCAACCGCACCTGGGCGGGCGTTGAGGCTTTGAGCGAAGGTAAAACGTCCAACCCGGCGGCCATCGCTTTTGGGTTTAAAGAGCAGCGTTGATGCACTTAGCAACACCCCAAGCGGTTAGCCTTAAGCTAACTTCCTTGGGGTGTTTTTATGACTATCGCCAGTACCACACGAAAAGCTGGGCCGTTTACTGGTAACGGCCTAACGACCATTTTCCCGTTCACGTTCAAAGTCTTTCAGGCAAGCGATCTGTTAGTCGTTCGCACCGATTTGTCGGGGATCGAAACCACCTTGACGCTGACCACCGACTACACCGTTTCACTTAACGCAAACCAAGACAGCAATCCTGGCGGTACGATCACCGCGATTTCTGCACCGGCTTCGGGTTTCTTGTTGACAATGACGAGTAACGTGCCTGAATTGCAACCAGTGGTGTTGACAAATATGGGCGGTTTTTATCCCAGGGTTATCAACGACGCGCTTGATCGCCTAACCATTTTCACTCAACAAATTTCAGAAAAACTAGGCCGGGCCTTGACACTGCCTTTGTCGGCGCCGAGCGGTGTTAGCACGCAGCTTCCTTTTCCGGCGGCAAATAAGATCATTGCGTGGAACGAAAGCGCGAACGGGTTGCAAAGTATGGATCCCTCCGAACTTGCAACGGTCGTCGCCTTTGGGACTGCAAATGCCGATATTTTCAGCGGCACAGGGTCGCAGACTGCTTTTACTCTGACAGCTTCGCCTGGCGCTTTGAACAATCTTGACGTATCAATTTCAGGCGTTACGCAAAAACCTGGGCTGGATTACACCTGGTCAAGCGGCACAACGATTACGTTTACGTCTGCCCCGCCGGTCGGTACTAACAATGTGTTGGCTCGGTATCTGCAAGGACTACCGCAAGGTTCGAGTGATAGCGCGAGTGCAACGTTTATTCAAGCCGGAACAGGTGCCGTTACTCGCACTGCTCAAAGCAAAATGCGCGAGTTTGTTAGTGTGTTAGATTTTGGAGCGGTGGCGGGGAGTTCGGCGGCTACCAACAACGCTGCTTTTGCAGCGGCTCTTTTGTACTGCACAATATCTGGTAAACGCTTGTATGTTCCAGCGGGTACTTATGCACTGTCGCAATCACTGTCGACATCAGGTAATTTGCATTTGTTTGGGGATGGCGACTCAACAGTTTTGGATTTTAGCGGCACGGTATCGGGCGGCTCTTACGGTTTGAATATCAGCGGGTCTTTAGATGCTTTGCCTGCCATATCCAATGCTTATAAGGGGAATCTTTCTATTACGTTTGCATCTGCGCCATCGTTGTCTATTGGGGATGTCTTTGTAATTTACAACCCAACAGATTATTCGTGGTCTGGCGCAAGGGCGTATTACAGGGCCGGGGAATGGTGCGAAGTTTCAGGGGTTAGCGGTAATGTAGTGTCATTGAGCAACCCGCTATTTGATAGCTATGTGGGCGCTGCCGTGAATGTCTATAAAATGACCAGCCCGTCTGTATCGCTAAAAGATTTTAGAATCAAAGGTACAACGGTTTTAGGTTTAATCCAAGCGTCGTTGTGCAATCGTCCGTTAATTGAAAATGTGAGCGGATACCATGAAAACGATAGTATTGTGTATTTTGACCGTTGCTATAAACCAACAGGCATAAACCTCAATTTACACAATAAAGGTACGGGCACTGGTGACGATTACGGTTTGGTAATTGGAAACAGTCAGCACGTTAGAATTTTAGGCGGAAACTTCTATGCAAGACGTCACGGCATTACTCATGGCGGTGGTGATTTTGTTGGTTGCGTTGCTGTTAGAGATAGCAGAGTCGTTGGCGCAACAATAAAGAACGACATCAATTCAGGCACACATGCTGCGGATTTTCACGGGAATACAGAGGCAAGCGCTTTTGACGATTGCACTATTTATCAAGGCGTATCATGGCAAGGAAAAAATAACCGGATTATCAATTCCAGCATAACTGATATGCTTGGAGGTATGTGCCTGTATTCTAGTGAAATTAAAGGTGGGTTTTTTAGTCTTGAAAATTGCGAGCTTACTACCTATGCATCTCCATCTTCAATAGGACGTGGTGTAATAGATGTTGGCGGAAATTCAAACGCAATAACTACCAACAGTGTAGAGGATATGACTTTTAGGATTAGGGGTTGCACTTTAAATGGTGCGGCGCTAACTTCTAGCGATTCCGCATTGAAGGTTATAAATAGAGGGTCAACTAAAAAGATTAATATAGATATTGACGGGTTTACGGCTATCAATATCACCGCATTAAATTCGATTAGTTATTTACTTTTATCATCAGGAACTGCCGATTCCTCTTTTCTGATTGTTGATAACATTGCTAATTTCCCTAACGGGTCTTTTCTGATTAATGCCTTTGAATATGCTAACTTTCCACAGCGAATGATGGAGCAAACAGGCAAGGTCGCTTTGTCTGCTTCCAGTGGCGTTTCTTTTGCGGTTAGTTCAACTATTACATTTAAACACCCTTACGCCAGAACTCCAGTTGCTAACGCGACTGCTGGAAATGAAATAGCATCGGTGTACAACGGAAATCGCGCTGTTTTTGGCGGTATTCGAACGATTAATTATTCATCTATATCCCTATTTATTGAATCGGGCGACGCGACAGCATGGACATCGACTAAATCCACAGATGTTAGTTGGTCTGTAAAAATCAATGATACTTTATAAGAAGGGAAGATGACCACGCAACTACAAAAAGAATTACTTCAAGATGCGAGTATCTCTACTGCTAAATTTGATGCGTCTGCTAAAGCACCTTTTGCCGGGAACGCAGATACCGTGACACAAGGTGTACCGGCAGGAACGGTTATTTATCACGCGGCAGCTACCGCGCCAACTGGATACTTAAAAGCGAACGGCGCGGTGGTTTCTCGCACGACCTACGCCGCTTTGTTTGCGGCAATTGGTACGCTTTACGGTGCGGGGGACGGATCAACCACGTTCAAGTTGCCGGATCTCCGAGGGCAATTTCTCAGGGGGTTTGACGATGGTGCGGGGGTGGATACCGGTCGAGTGCTTGGTTCATCCCAAGATGATGCGTTCCAAGGACACAAACACCCTGTTCATTCGTATAACCAATCAGGATCGAACGGTGGATCTACTGCGTTTGCTACAAACACCGTGGCCGTGTCCTTCGGGCAACACGCATCCGCACTTGCTCAAGGGGCAACGACGGACGGAACAAACGGCACGCCTAGAACCGCCGCCGAAACTCGGCCAAAGAACATCGCCCTTTTAGCGTGTATCAAATTTTAGGTGAAAGATGACAGCCGATGAAATTAAACAAGCCGTTCTCGATGCTTTAAACGATCACCCAGCGTTCGACGCGGAAATGCACATGGAACATCACCAGTGGATCAAAGAACGGATCGAAGCGGAAAAGCGCAAGACCGAGCTTTACATGGCCGCGGCCAAGTCGTTCGCGCAGTGGTCTGTTGTTGGCATCGCTGGTGCGCTTTGGGTTTACTTTAAACAACATTGGCATTGAGCATGGACATTTTGCTAGAACAGATTAAGTTTGAAGAGGGTTTGCGGCTTGAGGTTTACCGATGCCCTGCGGGAAAACGCACGATCGGATACGGCCACAACCTCGACGCTAATCCGTACATCGAAGGTAGCAAAATCCCCGATAAGATCACGCGCGAAGTAGCCGAGGTGTTGCTTCACCGAGATGTTAATAAAACGATTGAACAGCTCGCGGCGGCTTGGTCTGGTTTCGGATTGCTCAACGGCGCAAGGCGCGACGCTTGCATCAATATGGCCTTCCAGTTGGGTGTTGCTCGATTCATGGATTTTAAGAAACTTCGCGCCGCGCTCTTCAAGTGCGAGTGGGCCGAAGCGTACAAGCAAGCGAAAGCAAGCCGATGGGCGAAGCAAACCCCGGAACGCGCCGAGCGGGTGGCTTCTCAATTTTTAACAGGCAAACATTACGAGGTGAAAAATGCTTAATTTTATTTTGGCCCGCTTGGGCGAATCGTCAACCTACCGCAACCTGTTTGTTTTACTAACAGCCGTTGGAGTGGGGGTGGCCCCTGAACTTCAAAGCGCCATCATTTCAATTGGGTTGGGTACCGCTGGAGTGTTGGGCGCGGTGTTACCAGATAAGCTAAAAGACTAAAAATCGTTTCCGCAACCCTTTTACTTGTACAAGTAAAATCAAAGGGTTAAACTACTTGTAATTGGCGGTCGTGCGGAAACGATTTTGATCTAAGTGCTTGATTTCATTCGACTACTCTAAAGACTTGAAAGCCGTTGCATCGAGTTGTAAGTCGTTGATTTATGTTAGTATTTTGGAATCGTTTCCGCAACTTGCGGAAATGATTTCCGCAACCTAAACGGAAGAGTGGCCGAGCGGTTTAAGGCAGCTGTCTTGAAAACAGCCGAGGGTTTATAGCCCTCCGTGAGTTCGAATCTCACCTCTTCCGCCAATAAAAAAGGCAGTCCGGCCGCGTATCCGCAACCTGAAACTGCCTTTCCTGTAGCTTACTTTGTAAATTACCAAGATAGTTTTGCATAAATATGTCGAAAAACCTACAAAATTTCGACACGTTTTGAAGTTATGTCGATTTATTTAGTTGGTTTCACCACTTCACCGACGCGGCGATATACCCTCTCGGTGATCTCTTGCTCGGTGTGACCGAGTAACTTACTTGCATGATCCAAGTCCATTTCGCTGGCTGCCTTCGGCCGAATATCCCTGAACTGAAAAGCGCGCACCTTAGCGGCGAGATCGTGATCGTCCTCAGCCTTTGCCTTAGCTTCGGCAAGATCGCGCGCCTGGTCGAATCGTAGGCGCAATGTGCCAGCGTTTAACGCTCTGCCCGCTGGTGTTGCTACTAAAAACAGACTGGTTACTTTGCGCTGCCTGTTCTTGATCCGATCGATCACTGCACTAAGCTGGCTTCCCTCGATGGTGATCTTAAGTTTCTTTTTCGTTTTGTTCTGGGTGACTTCCAGCGCGCCGTCCTTGATGTCGGACAGTCGCATTTTCAAAACATCCGCCGTTAAGAACTCCGTTTGCACGTTGTTTCCTTTCCCTGTGTTTGTCCGCTTGTACTTTGCGACGGCAAGAGTTGTGCGCTAACTTGTGCGGCATATTTGTGTGGACAGGATCCCCACAGACAACGCACGGCTCATGCAATTTGAAGGCCCTCGGCTTGTACTTCGCTATTGATATTTTGAATTTGGGCATGGCGTCTTTCCCGCTTGCGACGTTTAAGTTCTTTGCTGTACTTGTCCGCGTTTTTAGAAGCGATTGCCTGCGCTTCTCGCCACCGCTTACATAGGAGCAAAAGCTCGGTGTCGCTTAACTCGTTTATGTTTTCCATCTATCGACTCCTAAACGTATTACATACGACACTGGAAAAACCCACAGGGCAAAACGTCACCGGTTCTTTGTATTCGTACCAACCATCTTCGGAATGGTGCTGGTAAATCGAGTGCGGAATATAAACTGGGTGAAATATCCTCGGTGCAACATGCTTAGACGCGTGGCCAGACGCGTGACCAGCGTGGCCCCCTTTCGCAGAAGCGACTGGAGTCAGCGAGGCAAACAAAACGCTAACAATTACCACCATTTTTATTAGTAAATCACGTTCTTTGTACATCTAATAGCCCCCATCGCCTTGTAATTGAACCCTTACGGTTTCCGGTTTATTCAATCGTGCGCGTAGCGCCTTCATTTCATACGCCGCTTTTTTGTGTGCTGGCGCGAAGTCCCCGCGTAAGAACAGCTTCATCAAAGGGGGCGTCTGGTCTTTGAGGTCGCGCGCTACCAACTCCTGTGAACGTTCGCCTTTAGCGGGGTGTTTCTTAGGGACGAGGCGCTGGGTGGATTTCCTGATGCGCGTTGTATCTGGGTATCGTTGCGTCCGGCGGTAATCCAATGCCAACGCCCAAAAGTTATTCTTCTCTGCCCACGCGTTGCACTCGTCCTTATCAAACCAGTTCTTGCGCTTGTAAGTTTTAATCGGATTTGGAGCGCCTATCCCTAGCCTCCCTGAGCAGAACATCACAACGGAAACCCCAAAAATCTCGGCGGCTTGCTTTGAGTCAATCAGTTCAGCCATGTTTAGCACCCGCTTTGTTTTCCATTGAGATCAGCAAATCCAAAAAGTGCTGGGCTTTCTTCAAGTCCTGGATGCCGCCTTTGTTACGCCACCGGGTGACATACTTGATGATGTTGCCTTCGATAAAGGGAATGTTGTTTTTATGGATATACTCGACCGGCTGAATCGCAAGATCTTTGTAGTGGCTGCCGCCTACCTGGACGACTAAAGGGTTTTCTGTTGACATTATTCTTTCCTCGATTTCATTGCTTGTAAAAGTAAGTCCTGCACTTCGCGCTTAGTTTCGCGTCGTGCCATTACCACCTCGTCCACCGTGCCGGCGGTGACGATGTAGTGAATAAAGACGGGCCGGTCGTATCCGGCTTGTGCTTGTCGGGTTGGCCCAATCCGTTCGATGATCTGCTGGAATTGTTCAAGATCCCACCAATGACCGAAGAACGCTAGAATATTGCCGCCGTCTTGAAGGTTTAGGCCGTGGCCCGCCGACGCAGGGTGAGCGAAAAGAATCGGTACTTTCCCGGCGTTCCAGTCGCGGATAACATTAGGATCAGCGCCCAGTTCCCGACCTTGAGGGAACGCTGCGCGTAACCGGGTGAGGTCGTGCTGGAAGTGGTAAGCCACCAGAACAGGCATCCCGGCAGCCTCTTCGACGATCGATTCAAGGGCTTTGATCTTTTCATTGTGTACCTCGGTGTGTTTGGTTCGGGTGTCGTCGGTATAGATTGCACCGTTAGCAAGCTGCAGGCACTTGATGGTTTTGCTTGCCGCGTTGAACGCTTCGATCTGCGCGCCGCATTCCAACTCTAAGAACATTTCTTTTTCCATATCCTTGTAAAGCTGGCGCGCTTTAGGTGGAAGTTGCACGCGGATCACGTTGACGATCGGCTCGGCGATGTCAAAGTAATCCTTGGCGTTTAGCGCAATACAAAGGTTGCGCACCTTGTCCTCGATTTGCGTTTGGGCAAACGGTAAAGGTGTGACTTGCGTTGCGTTGCGGTCGCTGCCCACCTGGATCGATTGAAACCATCGATTAGTGAAAGCGGTAAAGCTGCTACCCAAGCGCGCGCCTTTATCTAAAAACCAAGTCTGGCCCCATAAGTCCTGCAATCCGTTTGGGCTTGGGGTGCCGGTCAAGTTGATAAACCGGTTGGCTTTGCAGTGTGCAACGCGCGCCAATTCCCGCGCGCGCTTTCCACCTTGCTTGAGCCGGAAGCCTTTGAGCCGGGTTGACTCATCCGCTACGATCTTTTTAAAAGGCCAGTCCGCGCCGAAGTGTTCCACTAACCACGGGATGTTTTCGTAGTTGATCGTGAAAATGTTCGCGTCTACCTGTAAGGCTTTACGCCGCGCGGCGGCATCGCCCACCACGGCCGAGATCTTGACGTTGCTTAAGTGATCCCACTTGGCAGCTTCGTCAGGCCAGGTGGTTGCGGCGACGCGAAGCGGGGCGAGTACCAACGCGGGGCCTGGCTCGACGATCTCCAAGATGTCCAACGCGGTCAGTGTTGATACTGTTTTACCCATACCCATACCGGCCCACACCGAACAACGCGGGTTGTCCACAATATGCTCGATGATTGTGGCTTGGTATTCGCGGGGGGTGAATCGCCTACGCATCATTCCTCCAGACGTGTGCGCTATTGTGTTGCTCCACTCGATCAGCGATTACCGCCGCACGTTGTGCCGCCGTTGGGGGGGTGTACATCCCGAATCTGGATAATGAGCCACAGTTCACCGCGGCGTTTGTACTATCCGCGCTGGCCAAAGGTAGTTGTGTAAAAATCTTAGGGTTTAACATTCGAAGCCCATGCAGTTTGCACTTTGGTCGGCCCTCGTTGTCACAAGCAACGTGCATGGCTTCCCCTATTCGCGTCCACCATGTTTTCGATCCTGGTGTGCGCCACTCGCCACTACTACCCAAGGCGACAGTTTCAAAATTATTTACCAACCATTCCAAGTATTCGAGCGATTCGTGTAGATGCCAAACTGGCACTCCTCGAACACGACTTCCGATTCGCGCCCATTTAAGCACCCAATCCTGGTTCTCTGCCTCAGTGCCGTCGATGATGTCAGGGATTAGACACCAGTCAAATCCTGGGTGTTGGCGCAACGATTTTGCCCACTCAAAATAAGCGTCAAAGTCTATGCGACCGTGTCCACGGCGCCAATGACTGAACGCTGAATTGTCTAAGACAAACGACTGGCAACATTCCAACACCGGGCCGATGTCATCCGGTCTGCCAAACGGGATCAGCGCATGCCGTCCTATTAAAAATCTGGCGGCGTCCTGTCGCGAGCCTCCGATGGGGGTGCCGTGGTAGTGAATCATTCCTCTCCCCCCAACCTTGCATCGTCGCTTTCCGCTTCGAGCATTAGTTCCATGCTTCGACCGACAAGGATCCAGCAAACGCCACCGAGCGCAATCAGAATAATCAAGGGTGAAAGTAATAGGCTGATAATGAAACGACTCATAACAAACCTCCAACTGATACTTCAACGATCAGTTTGTCTACACCTTCGAAAGAATCAATCACCACCACGGTTTGCCCAGCGCGTCGCATACGTTCATGCTCGCGGATCTGGTGCGGGTTGGCGCGCTTTGTGCCTGGGCGTTTCAACTCAACCCATATCGTCTTGCCTTCAAACATGATGACGCGATCCGGCGCACCGTTGCGACCAATCCAGCGCAACTTGCGAACCTCGCCACCGATGGCCTTGGCTTGCTCGATTAAGTAATCTTCAACTTCAATCTCTCTCATTTTCCCAACCTTGCTATCGCTCTTTTAGTTGCTACCGGGCCTAAGCCTTTGCCACACCTGCTCACTTTCTTTTTAAACCATTCAAGATGCTGCTGGGTATTAAGCACTTTGTATTTTGTGCCAACAATTGGCAGCTCAAAGTGAACGTACCCAAAGGGCGCGGCGTTTTCCGGTAAAGCAACAAGCAACGCCAAATCGATTTGCGCCAGAAGCCAATCTTTAAAACTTGCATAGCCTTCTAAATCTTTGCTCATTTAAAACCTCGCGCTTGTTTAATTCGATGGCATCGTTTGTGGCTGACTTTCTTATCGCCTCGGTGTTTACCGCAGATCTCGCAATTGGGAGTGGCTGGAAGGCCGCCACTCGATCGCTTTGCGCGTTGCAACTCCTTACCGTAATCTCTCAGCCTGATTAGTCTGGTCATCTTGGCTATCCAATAGTTCTTTCACGTCTGCTAGTGCGCGTGTTCCCATGTCGATTATCAAATCGTCAGTGAGCATATCGAAGGCTTTGTTGCGGTCGTCCACGTTCTCAAACTTAAAACGCTGTGCGCTGATGTCCAGCCGTTCGTCCTGTGGATCGAACCACACCATTACCATCGGGTGGCCTTCTTGTTCGTCCGTTACTTTCATCGCAACGAACTGGTGGCCTTCGTGTATAACTTCTTTGCAAAAAATACTCATTAGTCTTTCCGGTATCTGTAGGCTTCAAATCCGGCCGCCGCTAAAGGCAAGCCGTCAGCCCATTGGGGTTTGTCCACCATCAAGGCGGATAGGTGATCCGCGTTGTAGTGGGGTTGGCCAGGGGCTTCGGCGATGATCTCGTCGTGAACCGTCAAAACGATTTCATAACCGGCAACCTCAATTGGTGCCATGCTCGCCGCCAGTACGTCGCGGGCAACTGCCTGTGTGACGTTCTCCGCCAGCTTGCCGCCGTAGGTTTGCAACGACGACCACTTGCGCGAATACTGGTTGATCCCTTTGTAGGTGATCTTGCTGTCCCGCATCTGCGCGCTGGGGTAGCACAGGCAGCGGCCGCTGGGTAAACGGATTCGAAGCCAGGCGCCGTCACATCGCACAACCAAACGGCGGCAAGCGAAGGACGTGCCTTTATTGCTAAGGGCAACAATCACCGAGTCTTGCAGTTCTGCCCAGAACGCCACCACGTTTGGGTGGGCGTTGCGCCAAGAGCGTTTGAAAGCGTCGCACGTTTGCCACGCGCGGCTTGATAATCCAAAGGTGGCGTTGCGTTTGACCGCGTAGCCGTAACCTCTTGCGGTTTCTGCCTTGATGTCGTCCGGTATCGTTGACCAGGCTTGATCGCCCATCGCTTCAAGGTCGATGCCGTAGGCAGCGGCGAAGGTTAAGAACGCGCCGACACCGCCTTCGTAGCCAAGCGCCAGCTCTTGCACTTTACCGACTTGGCGATCGTCCTTGGTGACGTCTTCGGGCTTGATGCCAAACGATTTGGCATAGGCGAGTTTGTACAGATCGTGGCCGGTGCCTTGGTCAAAATCTTCAAAGGCTTTGATCTTCCAATCTTCCCCGGCAAGCCAAGCCAACACGCGGCCTTCGATGTTGGATAAATCGGCGACCACTAGCTTTTTACCTTCGGGTGCAATTAGGCAACCGCGAATCGCGCTACTGGTCAATTGCATCACGTCGTCGAAGATTAAATCTTCGCTGTCCGATTTCATGGCGGCGATGCCTAGATCGATTTTGTCCTGCTTTAAAACAGGGCGCGGTAAATTCTGGGGTTGAAACAACCGACCGGCCCAACGGCCTGTCCGACTTGCACCGTCAAACTGCAAGGTGCCGCGCAATCGGTCGTCGCTACTGACACCGTTAATTAGGGTGCGGTATTTAGCGGTGCTAGTTGAACTCGCCGCAACACGGATCGCCAACAACTCGCGCAACTCCACCGGTAAACTGGTGTCGTTGATCCTGCGCTCTAATGTTGATTGCTGCATATCCGGCAACTCAACGTCATAGGCTTCAAGCAAATGCTTTAACAATGCGTCGCGTTGGGTGGCGGCTTGCACTGCGCCGCCGGTCATTTCTTGCACGCGCTTGGCGTGTCCTTTCTGCGCGCGGTCTACTGCACGGATCGCAGCGCGGGCCAACTCAACATCCACCATCACGCCGCGATCGTTGATCTTTTGATCGAGGTGCCATAGCGCCAACTCGTCGCCTTGGTAATTCCAGATTGGCATTTTCTTTTTAATCGCACGCATGGCTTCAATGTCGCGGCCCGCGTAGGCAACAAATTTTTCCCATTCGACTGGGTGGGTTTCGCGCGTTGCGCGGTGGATCTTGCTGCTGGTAGGTCGCGGTTTACAGAACAGCATCACTAGCTGTCTGCCTTCCTTATCCTTCGCCTGGTCAGCATCGACGCCCAAGATGTCGCACAGATCACCTAAACCGCCAGGTAAGGAATGGGCCATTGCTTGCACCATCGTGTCGATCCAGCGGTTTGGGTAGCGTGCAATAAAGTAGCCGCGGTGTTTTAACACCGTTCTATCAAAGCCGGTGTTATGCGCGCACACCGTGGTGGTTGAACTACGAAGCGCGAGGTCTAACTCTGCGGGGATCTGCAAGTCTTGTGTGCAATCCCATACCTTGACCGGGCCTTCGTCGATCGCGTAGGCAAACAGCAGTATCTCTACGTTTTCAGCGTAGCGATGTGCGCCGTTTTTAATCGGCGTTTCGCAATAGGTTTCAAGGTCAAGGTACAAGATGCTCATTCACTTTCTCTATCAGGATTCAATTAACAAGTAAGACAACACCAGGGTGGTGCTTAAAAACAAAGCGGTCAGCAAACGAAACAGCGTTGTGCGTTCTGTCGCGTGCTTAAGTTCCAAGTCATACGTGCGCAAAACATCTTCAAGATCTTGGTTGCTCATGGTTAATTCTCAGCTAAGTAGTTGGATTCGGCTTTCGTCTTTCGGCTTGTCACCGATTGATGAGATCATGTTGGCAGCAACGCGCTGGGCGGGGGTTGCCTCATCCCCACATAGCACAGGCTCGCATACCGCGCTGACCGAAACTTCGCCGCTCTCGTTGTCTTGAATGGTGATGACGATCAAGGCCATGAGATCACCACAAATCTGCTTCTGCGGTTGCACCTTCTGCGATGTCGTCGAACTCGTCGTCTTTCGCAGTACCACCACCGGCGAAGGCATCTCCGTCTTTAACAAACTGGATACCGCGAAGGCTGGCATTGATGCGCTTGCCGTATTTGTTGTCCTGCGCCCATAGTTCGATAGAAGCGTTGACGTAGCAACCCGCGTACGGTTTGCCGTCTACTTGGTTCAAAGGCGTTTTGTCTTTATCGATGACCAGCGGGCGTGTCTTATTGCGCGCGCTAATGTAAAGCATCCCTTGGAAGCCTTCGTATTCAGACTTCAAGTCGCCGTTGTGCAATGCGGTTTTATCGCTTGCAATAATGCGCTTCATGTTCTCTTCGGCTTTTGCGCCCCATTTTTCACGGGCGACTTCTTCGATCGCGGCTTTGATTGCTGGGATCTGTGGATCTTTAGGATCGATCAAAAGCGCAGCGGAAAAAGCCGGTTCACCTTCACCGTTGACTGTCTTTGCTTCGAACAATTGTGGGAACGCCAAACGGGCGTTGTTGATTCTTAGAGCCATGTTGATTACCTCATTTAAAAAATAGTGGATACATCTGTTTAACTTTTTTGGTGGCGATTCCGATGGCGCGTTGCCGCGCCAAAGGATCGTCAGCCGTGTTCTTCACCCGTGCCGCGTCCTGCAATAGCTTTCTTGCTAGTGGCGGTAAGAGGGTTGACTCTTGCGGCACGGGTGCGGTCATACCAAGTCCTCGAACGCTTCGGGTTGCGCTAGGTTCTCGAACTCATCCTCGGCCGCTTGCAGTACCAACGCGGGCCGTTTGTCTGATGCGGGCGCAACACTGGGTTTGCCTTGCGCTTGGGTAATCATTGACTGCAACTTAGGCCATTGACGCGGGCCGATGGTGCCGTCTTTGAAGGCTTCCTCCGCTGACGTTGGGCTTATCAATTTCAAGTCGTACATCACGTCTTGTTTGATCCGCATCTTTTTCATTTCAGATTCGACTTCGGCAGCGTCGCCCCATGCTCTTGCACCTCGGCGACCTTCAACCAGTTTGAAACCTGGCACGTCACGTCCGGCAAACAGCTCGGCTTCGGCTTGCGCCCGTATGCCTTTGCACCAGCTTTCGATGAAATCCATCGATGCAAGCAAGTTGCCAATTTGATCGTTAGTTAATGCGTCGCTGGTTGCCGCTTCAATTTGCGGCGCGATTGGCGCGTCCAGATCGACAAACTCGTCGGTGATGGTTTCCATCACTTTCTCTGTGAGCGCAGCGCATTTGCCTTTCGCTTTGCAAAAACCGCATTGCTTTTCACCAGGCCAGTAGAAACCGGATTCGCTGGTCTGGCTTAAGGCTTTCCCTGCCGATTCGCTGGCCAGCTTGCAGATCTCTTGGATCCAGCCTTGGCCGGTTATCCAGCGATCAATGTGGTCGATGCGTGGTTGGCAGATAATCAATTCGATTTCGTCGAACTCTTCGCAAAATGCCCAATGCTCAATGGCACCGGCTGCGTAGAGTCCGAGTTGCAAATTGCTTTGTGCGTCTACCTTTACACCTCGGCCATATTTCAAATCGATGATCGTCAACTTGGTGCCGTTGATGATGACCGCGTCGGCTGTGCCTTTGGCACCAGCTTCGCTGGTGATGTGGCCGATGCTATACTTTTGCTCGACGTACAGATCACCGGCTTCGCCGCGTACCAAATCCAGATAGACTTGGACGTTCTCGACCATCTCATGGTTGACGTGAAACAGGTTGTAGCCGCGTGGCAAAGCCTCGTCGCCTTTCACCCAGATCTCGCCTTCGCTATGGACGGCAATTGTTTTGTTCAGGTATTCCTTGGCATCAACGCGCTCGATCAAACAGGTGGACGCTAGGAAATGCGCCGCGCTGCCTTCGTCTGCGAATTGGCTTGAGGTGTCTGGTATCCCTTCGGATAAAAAGACACTGCCAGGGCATGGGATCCAGCGGTGTGCTGCGCTGGGGCTAAGTTTGGCGTGTGCCATTACGGTTTCTCCAGAATAATTCCAGCACGGGCTAGTAACCACGGCCATTTTGTAAAAAGCACACCAACGCCTTTTGGCAAAGGGGGGTTTAAGTTCTTTGCTTTTTTACCGATTCCTTCTTTGCGCCACTTTTTCATGCGGCCTCGCAAGCCGCTACGACTGCGGCGAAGTCTGACTCTTTGACTTCTGGCAGTTTGGCTGCGCCGAAATTTTTAAGCACTTCAATGGCGGCATCGCGGCCTTTAGCTTTGGCCAATTCTTGAATGGCCTTTGCTGCTTGATCGTAAGTAACGCCTTCCGCCTCGGTAGCTGGCTGCTCATCTTCAGCTTTTGCGCTACTTTTGGCGGTTTTCTTGGCGGCGACTTCGGGCTTTGCCGGATAGGCTTCGGCCATGTCGCTGGCAGTGTTTTCACCCACCGCTGCCTGGGGTTGGTTGACCTCGCCACCATCACGGATGGCGAGAGTTGGTGCGCTTCCAGATTGCAGGAAGGCAAGGAGGCTATGAAGAGCCGCTGTATTTTCTTGAATCGCTTGTTCTAATGGCATGATCTGTCCTCAATAGGTTAATAAAAATTTGCTGATGGCTCTGGCTTGACCTTCCGGTAAATGCGAGGCCCGAAGGTTCACAACAAGAGACTGACTCCAGCCTTTTTCCGGTGCTGGAGGACACCGGCCAAAACCATCACGGCTGGCGACTGCCGGTTACCGTGTACCCGGTGCGTCGGATATTCCAATCGCCATGCGTGATGGTGCTTGTCTTTCCAAGCTGTCATGATGGAGGTGTGTTGTTACACTAAAAGGCTATTGTCCCTTTCTGTCCGTCCGGCCAGGCCATTCCCGATACCGCTTCCCGTCACCATGCCCGTCTTATCGGCTCGTACATGGTTCATTAGCATCGGCTTCGTTTCAAGAATTTCGCCCCCGCATATCACCTACTCTTTAAAGGATGGCTACTACTAAGCCTACCTCCCTAACCATCACGGCTGGCGACTGGTGGGATTCGAACCCACATCAACCAAGTTTTAGCGCTAGACCTCATAGGTAGCTAACCTATCTACAATCGCCATG